CTACTGAACAGGAACTAATTAGCATTTTTGGTAAACCCCAAACCGCAGACAACCAATACGAGTATTGGATGAGTGCATCATCATACTTATCGTATGGTGGAGTCCTATCTGTTATTAGAACTGATGGTGCAAACCTTAAGAATGCTAACTGTGGTGTTGGAACAACTAGCGTAACAAATGTAAAAATTAAAAACTTTGATGACTTCAATGCTAATTATAGCAATACAGCAGCAAACTTTTATTATGCTGCTAAGAACCCAGGTACATGGGCAAATGGTTTGAAGATTTGCTATATTGACGATCTTGGAGACCAAATTCTTGGTATTGCAACAACTTCTTTGTCGAGCATTGGTGCTCAAGTTGGATATGCAGTAACTGTAGATGTTAGTGGTCAAGTTATTCCTGGCACAGGAACAACATCAGTCTTCCAAGGTTATTTAAAGGGAGTTATTACTCAAGCGATTGATTCTCCAGAAACAGGTGTCAGTGCTTTAGTTGTAAAAATCCATTCTAGAGTTTCTACTGGTGGTACAGAACCAGGTAGACAATATAGAACACATTATACACAAAATAGTTCGTTTGCATCTTTCTTAAAAGATCAAAGAGTTACAATTATTGATCCCAATGGATTAGTTGTCTCACCAACCGATTCAATTTCTGCAGTCGGAATTACTTCCTCCACCGCAATTAATGGTCAACAAGGACAAGCATATGCTGGAGTTGGTGGAACAACTGCAGGAACTGGATCTGGAGCAACATTTACTATTACCAGAAATAATACTGATGGTAACGTTCTAACTGCAGCAATTGTAAATGCTGGTTTAGGATATACTGTTGGCGACACAGTATCAATTGCTGGAACTGCTGTTGGTGGTTACAATTTATCTCAAGGTGTTATTAACAACATTGGACTTACAACTGCTCCTGTAGTTGCACCAGCATCTAATGGTGTATATCTTGCTGTTGCTGGAGTAAGCACAGTTGGTTCTGGTGTATCCTTCAATGTTTACAGAAATGCTTCTGGTGGAATTGGAACTGTTACAATGGTCAATCCTGGATTGGGATATGGATCAAATACAGTGGTTACTATTCCTGGAGCATCAATTGGTGGAGTTACTCCTGGAGATAATGCAACATTAACAGTTTCTTCTTTAAGAAATGATAAGGTTATTCTCACAGTAACAAATAGCAATTCAAGAGTTGTTATTGCTGGTGTTGATGATTGGTACGATTCTCAAACTTTGGGACTCGATAATTCAACAATTTACTGGAGAACAATTGCACCAAAACCAGGAACATCAAACTATGTTGATGAGCGTGGTGGATACAATGATGAATTACATCTTGTTGTAGTTGACGATGATGGAACTTTGACAGGAGTTAAAGGCAACATCCTTGAGAAGCATTTATTCTTATCGAAAGCAAAAGATACTGTATCGGAAGTTAATTCTCCACAAAAAATGTGGTATAAGAATTATCTTGCAAATTATTCAAACTACATTTATGCTGGTGCAAATCAATCAACACAAAATGATTCTACCTGGAATACATTTCCAACAGGTATTAACTTCAACTTAGCAGATTCAGCTACAATTTACAACTTGGCAGATCCAAACACGGTATTTAGTGTTCCATCACTACCATCTCTTATTTGGGACAGAGATTCAAAAGATGCTTGGTTTTCTTCTATCGGTAGAGTTACTTATGATCTCGGAAATGGCAAAAATTATACTACTCAAGGCAATTTAAAATCCACCTTAGGTGATATTATGGAATCTTATGAATTATTCAATAATAAAGAAGAAATTGCGGTAGATTACTTAATGATGGGTCCTGGATTAGATTCGCTTAGTGATTCTCAAGCAAAAGCAAATAAACTGATTTCTATCGCAGATGGTAGAAAGGACTGTGTTGCAGTACTGTCTCCACATAGAGGATCCGTTGTTGATCTATCAAATCCAATTGTTCAAACTAACAATGTTATTGAATTCTTTGGTCCTCTTCAATCTTCATCATATGCAGTTTTTGATAGTGGATATAAGTACACCTACGACAGATTCAATAACTTATTCCGTTATATTCCTTGCAACCCAGATGTTGCTGGATTAATGGCAAGAACAAATCTGATTGCTTATCCATGGTTCTCACCTGCTGGTCAGCAAAGAGGTGTTTTAAAGAATGCTATTAAACTAGCATTTAATCCAAATAAATCTCAAAGAGATTCTTTATATTCTGCAAGAGTTAATTCAATTGTCAATCAAACTGGAGCAGGCGTAATTCTTTTTGGAGATAAGACTGCACTAGCTTATGCATCTGCTTTTGATAGAATTAACGTTCGTAGATTATTCTTAACAGTTGAGCAAGCTCTGGAGAGAGCTGCTGAAGCACAACTCTTTGAATTTAACGATCAGATTACAAGATCTAATTTTGTAAACATTGTTGAACCTTACTTACGTGATATTCAAGCTAAGCGAGGAATTTATGATTATCTTGTAATTTGCGATGAAACCAACAACACTCCAGATATTATTGATAATAACGAATTTAGAGCTGATATCTTCCTGAAACCAGCTAAATCTATTAACTATATTACTCTAACATTTGTTGCGACCAGAACTGGAGTCAGTTTTGAAGAAGTCGCTGGTAGAGTTTGACCTACTGGATTATTAAATAAAAAGGAGGAACCCTAACAATGGCAAGAGCAATCAGAACTATCACCGACTTCAAAGCAAAACTTCAAGGCGGTGCAGCAAGACCAAACCTATTTGAGGTCAGTATCCCAAGATTCCCATCTTCTGTAAGTGGTTGGGACGATGAAACTTTTAATTTCCTTTGCAAATCCGCTGCTCTTCCAGCATCAAACGTTGCATCAATCGACGTTCCTTTTAGAGGAAGAATTTTAAAAGTCGCTGGAGATCGTACATTTGATGTTTGGACAGTCACAGTTATCAATGATGAAGACTTTAAACTAAGAACTTCATTTGAACAGTGGATGAACCAAATTAGTAAATTGAGCAATGCTACTGGAGCAACCAGTCCAGCATCATATATGGTTGATGCATATGTTCATCAACTAGGTAGAGGACAAACTAGGTTTTCAACTGCCAATACTTCATCAACCACAAATACTCCACTGAGATCATACAGACTTTATGATATATTCCCAACTAATGTATCACAAATTGATCTCTCATATGATACATCAGATACTATTGAGGAATATACTGTAGACTTCCAAGTTCAGTGGTGGCAAGCTGAGAGTAATGATCAAACTACAACTGCTATTACCTAATAAATAGTATAACAGTTTAAATTACTTACATATAATGGCAAAATTGTTTGGATTCTCTATTGAGGATAGTAATAAAAAACCATCAGGATTGGTCTCCCCCGTTCCTCAGAATAATGAGGACGGGGCCGACTATTATCTTACTAGTGGATTTTTTGGTTCTTATGTAGATATTGAAGGTGTTTATCGAAGTGAATTTGATTTAATCAAACGTTATAGAGAAATGGCACTTCATCCTGAAGTGGATGGTGCAATTGAAGATATTGTCAATGAAGCGATTGTTAGTGATACTAACGATAGTCCAGTTCAAATTGACCTTGATAATTTAAATGCCAGTGACGGACTTAAAAAAAAGGTAAGAGAAGAATTTAAACATATTTTAGAATTAATGGACTTTGATAAAAAGTGCCATGAAATTTATAGGAATTGGTATGTTGATGGTAGACTTTATTATCACAAACTTATTGATTTAAAAAATCCTCAAGACGGAATTCAAGAATTAAGATATATTGATGCCTTAAAAATGCGTCATGTTAGACAAGCATCTAAAGGCAATAAGAATGATGCAAGACTTGGACCAAATGGAGAAAAGGATCCGATGGATTCTGGATTCCCAGATATCCAAGAATATTTTATTTACAATGCGTCAGCAAATCAGATAGGAACAATCAATAATAGTTCAAATCAAGTTAATCAGGGAACTAAGTTTTCAAAAGATTCTATTACTTATTGCACATCTGGATTAGTTGACAGAAATAAAAATCTAACTCTTTCATATCTTCATAAAGCAATTAAATCTCTCAATCAACTCCGTATGATTGAGGATTCTCTTGTTATCTATCGTTTATCAAGAGCACCAGAGAGAAGAATTTTTTATATCGACGTAGGTAATCTCCCCAAAATTAAAGCGGAACAATATCTCCGTGATGTTATGATGCGTTATCGTAATAAACTAGTGTATGATGCTAATACTGGTGAAATTCGTGACGATAAAAAATATATGAGTATGCTTGAAGATTTTTGGTTGCCAAGAAGAGAAGGTGGTAGAGGAACTGAAATCTCCACTCTTCCTGGAGGTCAAAATTTAGGGGAGCTATCTGATATTAAATACTTCCAAGAAAAATTATATCGTTCTTTAAATGTCCCATCTTCTAGAATTGGTGGTCAGGAAGGATTTAATCTTGGAAGATCTTCAGAAATTTTAAGAGACGAACTTAAATTTACTAAATTTGTTGGTAGATTAAGAAAGCGTTTTTCCAACATGTTTAATGACATGTTAAGAACTCAACTTCTTCTTAAAAATATTATTACTCCAGAAGATTGGGAGTTGATGGAAGAGCATATTCAATATGACTTCTTATATGACAATCATTTTGCAGAATTAAAAGATGCGGAATTAATGACAGAAAGACTGAATATTGCAGCAACTGCAGAACCATATATTGGTAAATATTACTCACAAGATTATGTAAGACGTAAGATTCTTCGTCAAACTGATGAAGAAATTATTGAACAAGATAAACTTATTAAGAAAGAAATTGCTGCTGGAATCATTCCAGATCCAAACGCACCTATTGATCCAGCAACTGGTCAACCACTCGCAGCAGATCAAAATCTTGGGGCACCAATTAACGAACCAAACTTGGATAGTCAAAGTAAAACTGTAGAACCGCCACAAATTTAATTATGAATCGTTATCATAGATTTTTGAATATTGGAGATTACATTCCTAATATTGATACTTCAAAGTATCAAACTGAGGGTATGAGATGGCCAGAATTCCATAAGCAACTTCAATTTAAAGACCTAGGTAATGATAAAATTTTACCTTGGTTAAATAGTTTAGGATTCACATCTCATTGGATAGAATTTTTCTATACCCCACCACACGATGATGGTGTTATACATTCCGATAACGTATATTATGCTGATTGGGCAAAGTTGATATTCCAATTTGGTGCTAAAGGAAGCACTATGAGATGGTGGACATCTGACATGGTTTTGAGAGTAAGCACTAGTGCGGAACAAGTTTGCTCAACAGTTATTCCAGAACGTAGTCAATATACTGTTGGAGATAGAACTAATGATCATTATCATGGTCAAGTTTTAGTTAGT